GTCAAGCCTGAGTTAAGCTTGTAAAACTGATTCATTTTTTTAACTGGCAAAACAATTGCTAAGTTGGCGACTTTAGGGCTTGTTCGTGAACCGTCAACAGTAGCTGTAGCGTAACTAAGTTACGAAATAGCTCCGATTCATCTAAAAGTTTTAAGATTTGTATTTTTAGTTTTTGAATCGTCAACAAAACAAATCGAACCCGGAATAGTTTCCCTCCGGTTTATGTTATGGGGGACTTGAGACTGACCTGAAGGTTGTTTATTCTATAAGGTGTAGTCAAAAAACAAAAGAATAAACTAAACGTGTAGGATAGATGTTAGTAGAAGATGAACAAGACGGGGGTTCGATACCCCCCACCTCCACCAATAAAAAAACCCAGAGAAATCTGGGTTATTTTTTTAATACCAATCAGCGGTACTATTTGATTTTTTCTTAGTTACTTTGGTTTTAGTACTTTTTGAACTCTTTTCGTTTAAACAATTTGATTGACAGGCTTCTAGTGATGTGTATGTACCTTTACCGTTTTGTGGGTCATAACATTGTCCATCCTCACCACAATTCCATGTTGTTCGAGTAGTTGTTTGTGAGTTTTTTGTTTCACCCCTATATCTTGCGGATATTGGGTGGTCTAGTTCGTCAAACCTTAAATTTCTTGTTCTATATGGACTAGCCATTGGAATACATTTTGGTAACATTTGTAGTTTAAATGCCTCGTAGACTCCAACACCAGCAGCTTTATTTCTACCAAACCTATCAACTTCAGAATAATCATCATAAGATATTGTAAGTTTATCAATACAATTACTTAACTTTGTACCATCATGAGATGACATACCTAATTGTTGTAATACAGCGTCAAAAAACTGCATAGGTACTGTAGTGGTATATCTATTGTCAAAATCTATAAATTTATAAAAACCACCTTCTGATACCTCGTCGTCCACGACTTCAACATATCCTTCGTAGAAAATGTCACAAGCTTTATTACATAAATCTGTTGCCCATGTTTCTATAGTTGTAGCACAACCGGTACATTTACTTAATTCATCAGCCGCTTTCGTAAGTACACCACTACTTCTTTTTAATAAATCATATAAAGAACATAATTGCCATACTTCTGATTTTTTCCAATCAGTTCTTGCTAAGGCTTTCTCAACCGCGGTTTTTAAAGGAGAAACTTCTTCTAAAGTTGTACTCGCAACAGGTATTGTATTTGTTAACTCATCATCAAGAAAATATAATTTATCTAAAGGAAAAGTTTTACAATCACCATCCTCACAATCTTCTCCATTCCATACATAATCCCAAGTTTTGTCTATGTCTTGGTATTCGTTATTGTCTTCGTCTTTCCAATACTCAGGATAACCGGCCTCAATTTTTTCTCTAGACATAGATAATAAAGCAACACATGGACAACTTTGTTCTGCTGTACATTGTTCTAACAATACAGCAGCCAACCCAACAACTTTACCGTTACTGGTTGATTCATTAAAAATATTTTGTAAATTAATAAGTTTATCCATAATCTTAACCACCTTGTGACTCTTCTTCAATTTTATTTTTTAATTCTTGATTAAATATTTCAACTTGTGCCTGAAAATCACCAATCTTGCCTTCAGGAATATTTTCACAAGTTTTTTGACCTGGTGGGTTTTTTACATAAGCTGGTATAAACCCAACAGCGTCTTTATAAACATCACCGAAATGTTTGTTAAACTGTGAAGCACTAATCAGTTTATTAGCACTATCAAGTGTTTGTCCAGGCATCTTGCTTTCAACATAATAAAAATTCTTATAAGCAACAGCTGGTGGTACCTGTGCTGTTGATGGGAAATTACAACAGTATACCTCTTTTACCCCTTGCACTGTTATTGTTTTTCTACCTATAAAGTTAGGCATTCCTTCACTAATTTCCTTATCGAATTCTTTTTCTGTTGGTTTTTGTTTATCTTCTTCACCCCCATCATCTGTAACGTCATATCCAAACGTTAACCCGTTTATCTTTTGGGCTACAGCCTCAAATCCAACATCACCAAGTCCCTTGGCTATTCCTTTACCTACAATACCTCCAGCTCTAACCACCATTACCTCATTCATTTGTTCATATAACGATTTAGTTCCCGTACCTGTGGTCATTTTATCCCAAGCCCAAGCAACTTGTGATGCTTTTAGTATTGAGTTTATTATACCGTTTCCACCTGTTCCAAGGAGTTCCGCAGGAACGACATTAGGGAATTGTGGTCCACCATATAATGAAGCTATTTCTGTTTCTTTGATTTGCGACAGGTTCCATCTGGAGGAATTACCTATTTGTTTGTCAAGCCACTCTACAATTGTTAATAATGTACCAGTTGGGTAGGTAGTTTCACTATCAAAAAGATATTCTTTTTTCCATTTCTCTGTCATACCAGCTTGTTCCCATTTTTGTCGCCATACTGGTTGGTTTTTGTCAACGCCAATATTAAAAGCTTGATTTATTTTATTAGATGTTTCACCTTCTCTATACCAGTCGTAAAGTCCCATCGAATCACCAAAAATTGCATCGGCCGCAAGGGTACCAATGATGTATTTCCACCAGTTTTTCCTAATGTGTTTCCCAAATCCACCAGTTTTTCCTACTCCTGCCGCATCTCCTGCTATGTTTATAATTGTTCCTTTGTCTCCACGTATTGTTTTACCACCACCACCTATAACATCATCAATTGCCCTATTAGTTCTATTAAGGTCAGCTATTAAATCATCTGTACGTTCATAAAGTAAAAGTTCGTCAAAGACATCGTCAACAGCACTACTGTTGGGTGGTAAGTCTAGTACACTAGCTACCGTTTCTTTATTAAGTGATTGACCTGTGTTAGAGAGTCTAGTTTGGAGTATTACCCAAAAATCATCTACGTCAGCAACTTGTTCTACAAATTTTGATGGCCTTCCAGCTGCTTTCATTCTGTTTATACCACGTATAACATCAGCACTTGATGTACCTTTTGAAATCATGTCAGCTAGTAGGTCGTCTGCTCTCTCAAATGTCTGTGTTAGGTCACCCATGTTATTTTTCCATCTTGCTGGTGTACCTACGATATCCTCACTTACTTTTAGTTCGTCATCAAAAACCCTTAATAAATCGGAAGCTTCCTCACTTAAACCTAAAGACTTTACCTTAGTCCAGTCAATTCTAGCGTATCCTCTACCTTTAATACCCCAACTATCAGTTTTATCGGTGATTTTAACAATGTCTTCGAATTCTACTCTGTTAAATAGACCAATCACATCAGCAATACCACCAATAGCATTTTTCCATTGTTCTGAAATTAGTTGTTTGGTTCTAGATTGTACTCCCATTATGGTTTGTAACCTACTTATTTCTTTGAGTAGTTGTCTATTCATATCTTTTATATTATAAATATTAATATATCTATTTAAGTTTATTTACTGTCATTCTAATAAGTGAAACCAATTCGGACTCTTTTAGGGTTATAATTTTATTATTACTTTCCCATAATGGATTTGCCTTACCTCTACCTATAGCAGCATAACCAGAGGATTGACTTGTAACACCTAATTGGTTCGCGACACCCCTAGCAAGTCCGGATTGCCAAACACCCATCGCTGCGGTACCCGCTCCTTGACCAGCACTTGATGTACCGGCTTCACCACCATCATCTTGTTCCTCTAATTCGTCATCCTCATCAAGCTCCAACACATCCTCATCGTATTCAATTTCCTCAATAGTTTTTTTAATGATGTTTGTTAAGTCTGATTCTTTTAATCTAATTAGCATAAGTTAAGTTTATTATATATATAAATATGAATAATTGACTTATAAATTCAACTCATCATCAACATTGTTTATATAATATTCCAAACCATCGTATAACGCTTCTTCATTAATTTCTCCTTTTATATTTATAGAGTCTTCAGAATCATAGTCTATCCACTCTTTGGACTCATATAAATCACAAATAGATTCTATTTCTTCTTCTGGAACTTCTAGGTTATTTATTTTTTCTGGATAATCTTCTAGTGTAAACTCAACTTCTAACATACCTAATGTTTCATTAATATGGTATGACAGTATTTCTTTAATTTTCATAAATGTTTTTTTATAAAAATTAAATATGTTAAAAAAGAGGAAAAGGAAAGTGTTTTTACAATCTTCTAGACTTTAACCAAAAAATTTCTCTACCAGAACGTGTTTCTAAGGCTCTAAGTTTTTGTGTTGACTTTCTTAGGTTTAAATCTTCATGTCTAGTTAAATCAGACATTAGTGCTGATGTAAATTCCATTATGTCAGCTTGTAGTTCTTCCAGGTATTGTGTTCTGTCTTGTAATTGTACGATTTGGTCTTCCATTAAACCTACTATCTCATCTGGTGTTAATATCTCTTCAATGTCAAATTCTTCTTCATCTTCTATATCCACATCCATCTCATCATCAATATCGATATCTACATAATCGTTATCTATAGAGTCTTCAACTAATCGTCTTAATTGTTTTTCAGTTATGTTTACTATTCTAGTCATTATACTATAAATATAACCCAAATTTAATTTGGTCTTTTATTATTATTTTTATTATCTTTGTAGTATGAAAGAAAAACTTAAAACACATAAATTAATAGGTATAGAAATATCTAATTCGGAAAAATTAGTTAGTGTTGGTAAGTTAAAACAGAAGGGTTTGGCTCATGATGCCTATTGGAGTATGGGTAAGTGTTATTATTGGATTAAGAGAGGTAATAAAGTTTAGATGGAAGAAATTAAAAATAATAAAGGTTATTATATAAAAATTAAAAGTTATTATAAGAAGGATGGTACTTTAGTTTCTTCACATTATCGAAGAATAAAATCGGTGGTTAAACTTAAAAACATAAACGGTTCTGAGTCTAATGACCCAAACCAACTTTCTCTAACTTTTTAATATATGGTATTGGGTCGGTCTTTTCACCGTTTCTTAAAACTTCATAATGTAGGTGTGGTCCTGTAACAACCCCACTATTTCCCGCTCTTCCTATAGGTTGACCTAAAACTAAAGAATCTTTTCTTTTTACAAATAATTTATATAGATGAGCGTAGGTACTTTCATAACCGCCACAATGACTTATTTTAATTTGCCTACCATAACCCATACTCCAACCTGATTTTACAACCACACCATTCCCAGTTGCATAAACAGTGTCATGCCACGCAGCTAAAAAATCAGCTCCAGTGTGTTTCTGCCAACCACCACCAAGTGGTTTTTTTCTCCATCCAAATTTAGAAGATAATATTAGTGTATCTAATGGTGACCCTAAAGGTAAAGAATCTAAAGTCTCATATAAAAATATATTTTCTTCATCTAGACAATATATTATATTATTTAAACTATCTATTTTTTTTCTTAAAATGATATTTTCTGATTCTAGTTCGTTATTACAGGATATAATAACGATAGAAAGTAGAATAAAAAAACTAATATTAATTAGTTTCTTCAGCATATTTTTTCATTGCTTGAAATAGTTTACCTGATTGTCCACCAATCACTAACATATCACCAACACTTTTAACATCACCTTTATCTGCCCATTGTGAATATTTATACCAGTCTATATAGGGAACTAAATTTTCTAAATACTCTTCAACTTTATCTAGTTCGTTTTTAATCTTTTTTAGTTTTTTATCTAATTTAAAATTTAACTTAAATTTTTTATCTATTTCTTTTATATCGTCTCTAATAGCTTGTGCCATATTTCCAGTAACATTATTTCTAGGGCCTACAAATCTTGCAGCGTCTAGTAATTGAGATGGGTCATAATATTTATTTCTGACTAGAAGAACTATCGCGGCTAATTTAGCTGTTACTTTTACAAGTTGTGTCACACCATTTTCCATTGCCATCCATTTTCCCTCATCACTTCCTCCCATGGCTGATTCTAAAGTAGACATATCTTTCCAATTCAACCCATCTCTATTAATACTATCTATTAGGTCATATATTTCTTGTTTCCATCTTTTTTTTCTACCTTTCTTTGTATATCCTTTGTATACATCTTCCTCTTTTATCTTGTCGAATTTTTCTAAAAGATTTTTTTTACCATGTTTGGTTAAAATATTATTAATATCTATAGTTTTTTCTTCCATTAGAGAAGTTTTACCGTAATGGGTTAATATGTTATTAACATCTATTGTCATAAAAGTTTTTATTATAAATATTTTGAATTATTATAAAATTTATTTATATTTAAAATAAAATGACTAAACAAGCAGAAGATACAATGTACCATATCCATACAGAGGTTGATAGGTTAGGACTTCGTAAAGAATTTGATGCACAAATGAAAAAGATGGATAAACAACATAAACATAAATGGAAAACTGTTTGTGAATCATGGGAGTATGCCTATAACAAAATACTTTCCAATAAAAAATAGATTTAATTTTTACTTTCAATATTTATAGGTTAAAGTAAGTTATGGAAAAATACATATATAGAGGTAAATTAGATAGAGTTGTTGATGGTGATACTATCGATGCTATGATAGACGTAGGTTTTGATATCTGGGTCAAAAAAAGAATCAGATATAAGGGAATTGACACTTGGGAAAGTAGAACTAGAGATTTGGCTGAAAAGAAAAAAGGTCTAGCCGCTAAAGATAGAAATAAACAATTATTGGAGGAGGTGAGTTCTAAATCTGGATACTTTCGTTTAAAATCTTATGGGGTAGGTAAGTATGGTAGAGTTCTTGGTGAAATTTTTATAATGGATAAAGATGAAAAAACTATCTGTATTAATAACCAATTAATTACTGAGGGTCACGCTTACGTTTACGACGGTGGTAAGAAAAAACTATTTAAAGGTTAAACTAATCTAACTTCAACATTACAGAACTGTCTAAAATATTCACTAGCTTCTTCCTCATAATAGTACCAAAGTTCCTCTATAATTTCCATTTGTTCATTAGTGTAGTTGTTATACCGACTTACTTTGTTTTGTGCACTTTCTGGGAATAGTTCTTTTAATCGGTCACTGTCATCAAGTGAAGCTGTCTCATTTACATCAATTAACACCCTAATGTCCCAACAAGAATATCCCTGTTCACCGAAATTTGCTGACTCATCAAACATGTAATCATAGCCAATAGGTTCTACTTTAAATTTTAAATCTTGAAAACCTATTTCATCAGTACTTTTCCATCCTGATTTTGCAAATTCAGTATTATCCACACCACCTATCCATTCCAAAGCTAATACAGGATATAAAACATCACCCACATTATGGAAGTCACTACCATAAGGAGGAGCATCATCCCATTCATTTTCAACACCAAAAAGTTTTAATGAGTCATACTCTGATTTACCTAAAGAATTCCAATGTTTAAATAATCTTTGTTTTACTTTAGGAGTAATATAATTTGTAAAGTAAGGGTTAGTGTCTGTGGTAACAAATCCATCTGCACCAACATCAACATTTTCCTTTACAAGTTTTTTACCCATAGTTTTATATAAAGCATCACCAACTTCTTTTCCAAATAAATCATCAGAAGGATAATGTACCTTTGCTACCAATCTTCCTGTACCAATTTCATTACCTAATTTCATTAATTCACTTTTATGTTTTGGGTATACGTCACCAAGATATCTCCCTATAAGTCTACCCTGAGCTGAGTGACCTGATGGGTATGATGGTGTATGGGTACTATCTAATGGTTCTGAATGAAACTTTAACCCCATTTCTTTTGCTAGTTGTTTAGGTCTAGGTCTATTATAGTAATACTTTAACTTTAATATTACCGATGAAGAATTCTTTAAAAATTTCTTCATTTCTTCTTTCGGGTATTCAAGTTTTTTGGTTTTTAAAAAGTCTTTAAAGTGTTTGTGTACATCATCGGTACTCTTTACAAAATTTTCGATATGTGGTAATGAGTCTATAAGTTGTAATTCGTCCATAACTTTATCAGAATTATTTTTAGGTGGTTTACTATTCATGAATTTATTAATTGGAAAGTCTTTGAATATCCCCCAGTCTTTATTCATCCTTTTTTCATGTTTTTTTAATGGTTTTTCTCTCCAGACTAAGTCGTTTAATGATTTACTCTCCTCAATTAAACCCTCTTTGTCTGTCATCTTAATTAAGTTTACGATTTTTTGGTAGTGTTCTGAATTTCTTAAAGTTTTATAATTACCAGCCATAGGCATTATTTCTTGTATGGTGTTTGGGAAATCTATTATTAGGTTATATAGTTCTTCTAAGTCATCTTCTGTCGCGTTATCAGCAAAATTAATTACATCATGTGTTGTCATACCTTTAACAAAATGAATTAAACTATATAAAGCGTTATCTATTTTTATCGGTAACTTTCTACTTAATACGTGACTATCATATTCACCTTCCCCTATTAAAGTTTTTACAAGTTCTATCATATAATATAAATATAATACAACCTTTTGATTATTCTACCGTATAATATAATACAATTAACTTGGTCATTTAACTTAAATTTATTATCTTTGTAGTATGAAAAACATAATCACAATATTATTATTAATTTTATCCATAACTTCTTATGGTCAAACAAAGTTAGATATGTTAGCGTTTGAATCCTTGAACAAATATAGGGTAGAAAACGGGGTTAAACCTTTAATTTTTGACACTGCTGTTTGGAAGGCTGCTCAACATCATAGTGTTTATTTAGGTGAAAATGGTTATCCATATAACTATGTTTGTTCTTCAGGTCATTTAGAGTTAGTGTTGGTTAACTTTTATGATAGATTAAATCATTTTGGTGTTAAGTGGGTTGGTACTGGTGCAGAATGTGTAGCTACTTGGGGTTGTAGAGGTAGTGATGAAAAAAATGTTATACAAGTTCTTCATCAGTGGGATGGTTCACCATCACATAAAGAAGGTTTATTAAAGAAAGATGTGACTAGAGTGGCTATTTCTTTGGTTGCTGTTCCTTGGGTTCGTCATAAATATGGTCGTACCTGGGAAGGTGTAAACTATTTTGCTACTTTTTTGGTTGTTAGATAATTTATTATCTTGGGTCTTCACCAGCTATATCACTAGAAACTATTGGTACACCACACTTATCAAGACTTAATAGTTTTGTAGTCTGAGTACTACCAATTGGCATCTGAATATTTGGTTGGTCATCATAAATTGTAACAAATTGACCTTCACTTTCTGGTGTGTTTTGTATAACAACATTGGGAACCTCACTATGACTACCACAAGAACGGTCACGATACATACCTTTTCTACATACAATTGCCCCACCTACTTCAGAATTACCACCTTTAACTTTAACTAATGGTGTAATCTCTAAAACATTGTCCTCACCCCAGTTATATTTTTTATCATTAGTATCTATAGTTGTTGTCCAAGTTCTTACCCCACCTTTTTTTCCGTCAGTGGTTCTTTTTTTTGTGTTTTGTCCTGGTAATTTCAAATATGGTGCCATCTGGTATTTACCTTGTAGAGCACCAACTATATTTTTGGGCCAACCTGCTTGGTTCCATGGAATACCAGAATTAAGCTTATAAGCAAAAACATCAAAAGCACCATTATTTAAATTAGCTACACCTAATTTAGCCCCGTTCACAGTAACTTTAAATATTGCCTCATCACAATCATGTCCATCAGTATTAACACCTAAAACACCTACACTAATTTTTATCTCTGGTAAACAAGTAACTTGAATTTTTTCTTCTACGTCTAAATAATTAAATGA